AAGCCGTAGTTCCATAGGGTAAATCACAGAGAATCATATCTATACTTTTATCTGGAATTGAAGGCATTACTTCTAAACAATTACCACAAAATAACTGAATTTGTTTATTTATTTCTATCATTTTTATCTCCTTTCTTTATTCATAAATCCACCAGTCTTTTTTTAGCTAATTCAACTGCTTCTTTAAAATATTCTTTATTTGCTATAATCGCAACTACAGCATGGGTAAGATTACAGTCTGGTTTGCCACACTTATCATATTTTTTAGCTATTTCTAAAACACAATCTGTTAATATTTGTCTCTGTTTATTTGTCATTTTAAAATAAGTATTACTGTAAATAAAGTAATTAATCCATAAGTTAAAGTTTCTGACCAATTTAAATTTCTATTAAATAATCTATATTGACCCAAATTACGCCAGCTTATTATGCTATAAGTAAGAATTATTCCTAAAGAGCATAACACATAAATTTTCCAATTATGTTTTAATACAGGAATAGAAATTAAAGCCAGACTTGCTAATACTCCTACCGTACCTCTTGTAAAAATATCCGCCAACCTATGATTTTTATTCCAGAACTTATACCAAAATCTACCCAAAGCACTGCCTTCATCTGTAGCATCTGGTATTCCATAACCGATTGCAAATACAAAACTTAAAAACATTATAGTTATTACATAAATGTTTTCTAACTGAGTAAAAGCAAACCCAAATAATGCAAAAGGAATAAATATTCTTCTTAAAGATTTAGAAGAATTATCTGCTCCGCCCAATGCTCCCATTATACCACAACAAGGTACAATTAAATAACTACTTATTTTTTTAAATATGCTTTTAATTTTATTCATTTAAACAACTCCTAATAGTATTCCATTAATAATTAAAATTATTCCAATACAAATCCTAATAACCCTTCCTAATTGCCAAAAAAATCTTTTATCCTGCACTACAATAAGAGATAAAATTCCATCTATTATATTCACAATTCCACAGATAATAATTATTAAAGAAATTAAATTTACCATTTCACTAATCCTACCAATGCCAAAATAATAGAATCTGCTTCATCATCATTTTTAATCTCTAAGTCTAAAGCTTTATTAACATAGTCTATAATTTTTTTCTTTAATTGATTCCCTTTTAATTTAGTATTTGAAGCTTTAAAATTCACTATAGCTCTAGCACTACGAGGCATTATTAATAAAGCATTATCAGAAATTCTTTTTAATCTATCATAAGTAAGAATACCATTATAGGCTAATAATTTTGTAGTTTTTACTGAAAATTGATAAAAACAATCTTCTATTTTAACATAATCAAATTTATATTTTTTTGATAATTTATTTTTTAAAGTATCTAATTGTTCAGTAAATAAGTCCACATTATCTAAAACTTGTTTTATTGTAGAAACTTTTCTTAATTTAGGAACTTCTATTTTTTCTAAACTCTCTAAAATTAAATAATCATCAGTAGTTCTAATAATAGCAAAAGAAGTATGATAACAAGCTGTATCTGCTCCAATACTAATTGTGTTCTTTTTTATTTTAATATTTAAAAAAGATTCTACTTTATTTAACCCAATTTTTTTAATATAATTTTCCATAAATAGTCTTTCCCTTTGTATAATTAAAATTCATTCTTCATTCTCCTTTTTAATTCCTTTTAATTCATCTAATCTAATTAATTCAGCAGTATCATCATTAAAATAGCAAGGTATTTCGCACTTTTTTCTTTTACCTATTTTTCTTCTTCTATAATCAATTACAAATCTGCCATAAGTACCATCATCTTCTCTATCATAAAGGTATCGTGTAGATAAACAAGGGAATTGTTTGGCTAAATTTGGAGCAAAATATTCATCTCCTTCTTTCAATTGTTGAAATACAAATAAAAAACCTTTAGTTTTATTTAATTCTTCAATTAATGATTTAAAAATTAAATCTGTTTCAGCTTTATTATCTACTAACAGCCAATCTATAATTGTAACAGCATTTTTTTCTAATTGTATTTTAGTAGGATTAGGGCAAAATTTATGAAAAATATCTCCTTCTTTTAATCCTAATTGTAAACCTACATCAATAAATAAATTATCTGGTTCTGAAGATAAATAATAAGGAATTATACCTTGCACTACTAATTGTTTAACTATATTCATAGCGATATGAGTTTTTCCAAATTTAGCGGATGCGGCAATTAGTATAAGATTACCCCATTTAAAATGAGCCACATCATAAAAATAAGGCATTTTAAAATTTATACTTTTTACATTATCTATTAATGAAGTTTCCCATTGCACTTTTTGAATAGGATAATAATTTCTATTCTTTTTAATTATTAAATCTTCTTTAATTAAATAAGCAACTACTTTATCTATTCTACCTTTATCTTGTGAAGTTAATCTACTATCACCATAAATAATTCTTTCTATATCTCTATGCCCTGCTTCTTCTACTTCTCTTAAATATGCTAATATCTTATTGGATAATTCTTTATTATCTGATGAAATGTATTGACTTGTGCTATTCATAATATTCTTAATTTCTTTATATTCCATTGGCGGAGAACAAATTATTTTATTAAGTAAAGTTATAGCTGATTCTACTTCAGAAATATTCATTTTATTTCTTAAAATAGAAGCGTATTGAAATAAAAATTCATGCCTGCCTTCTCCTTCTTCTATTAAAGGTCGTTTATATAATTCAATATTATTATTTTGTTTAAATTCCTTTGATTCAGATGGTGCAGTAACCTTCCCAATTTTACCTATTAAAAATTTTTTAAATTTTTCTGGTATTTCAATAATTTTATTCTCATTAATAAATTTCCTGGCATAATCATTCGCTATACTTGGAAAAACCAATACTTGTGCACCTTGAGCACAATTACTACTTTCTATATCTATTTTAAGATAAGATTTCATAGTTACTTCTTTTTCCTCATCATTTATTTTAATTACAGTTTTATCTCCAATTTCCATCGTTCTTAAAGTGGTTCTCTTTCCTTTTAATTTAATAGGAAAATTTGGATTTTTAATAAAATGCTCTTTTCCTGTTTCATCAATTAAAGTAAATTCTCCAATATTTGTTTTAGGAAAATCTAAATCTTGTTGATAAAAACAATGAAAGCCCATTCGTGTTTCTGCTATTAAAGTATTGCCTATTAAATCCTCAATTTCTTTTGGAATAGGTTTTTGGTCTATATCAATTACTAATTTATTACTTTGCCCGCAACTCATACCAACATTAAGACCATTTTTAAACCATTCCAACCATTCTTGCTTATCTCTATGCACTTTGTTTTGCCAAACACTTTCTATACATTCTTTAGCATTTGGTTTAATGGGAGTTAATGAAAAATTATTTTCTTCATAATATTTAAACCATTTATCTATTTCTATTTTATCTTGAGCAGATATAACTTTTATTTTAAATAAAATTTTAATATACTGAACTAATTGTTCTTTACCCCAATTTTTTTTATCCGGCTCTACTTTTCTAACAATACTAACTAAAGTAAATTTACTATCTTTATGAGGGCAATCCGGATTAAGACAATTAATTAAATGAGTTTGGGCTACTACTTGTGCTGTTAAGGATTTATCTTCACAAAAAGGGCATTCTAAATTAATTGTTTGCCCTCTATGTGCAATAGGATATTTAAATTGTTTACAATATTTTATTATATTTATTGGTGATAAAATTACTTTATTATAATTCATTATTTTTATTAATAAAAATAGAGAGAGGCAATTGGCATTGCGTTATGTGTCTTGCTTTCCTCTTGACGAGCGATAGCATTCTCTTTGCCTGCATAACAGGTTTCCAAACCACTCTCTCTATTTAAATTTATCATTTTTTAATTGATGTTTAATCTTCTGGTTCTGGATTTTCTTCCACTTCTTCTACTTTAGGAGTATCTATTTTAGATGTGTTTCCTTTTACTAAATCATAACCCAAACCGAATAACTCGGTTAAAGCAATTTTTACATCCATTATCTTTGTTAAATTCATACTAGCTACAACCATAACAACTGAAGCCAACACACTTCTCTCAACCATATTTTCATAACCACCACCGCTACCACTACCACTACCACCGCCTCCAGTTTTACCGGGTTTAGAATGAGAAATCTTTTCAATAACCCAAGTTTCTTCATTGAATTCGGCTATAATACTATCCCCTATCTTGAAATTACTATTTGCATCAGCAATAGCTGTTGGAGTAGCTTTTAACCATTTCCCATCAGGAGCTTTTTTAGTACTACAAAAAAGTTTGGTATTTCCAACTTTTTTTAGAATCATTTACCTTCCTCCTTAATTATTACCGCTTTCTTTTTTAATTTTCTCGGTAACATAATTAACTAAATCTTGAACTGTTGCCAATTTTTCAATCTCTTCCTCATCAATAGAAATACCGAAAGTATCTTCCAATCCTAAAATTAATTCGGTAGTATCTAAATCATCCATATCAAGAGTTTCTACAAATTTATCCTCTGCCTTAATCTCTGCCTTTTCCTTCCCCATGATTGCTGAAATCATGGTAACTACTTGCTCTAATACTTCCATCTTTACACCTCCTTATTGTTTATTTTATATTGAATGACAAGTAAGCTAACGGTCTGGGTGCTTTTGTCTGTTAGCGAGGCGTTTCTGGTGTCCGAAAGTTTACTGCATAAGTCAGGCATACCCAGCCAGCCTGTCGGAACTTTGCCCATACTTCCTGAATTTCCTCTTGTCCTTGTCATTTGTTTACGATTTCATTATATCATACTGGTAATAATTTCTTAACCCTTTTCTTATTCTTATTCTTTTTTAATTTTCTTTCAAATTTAAGCCTACAATTATCATAAGTAATAATTTTATCTTGGTCAAACAATCCAACTAATTTTTTATAAATTCCATTACCAAAAGCTTCTGGATAAAAATATTCCTTTTCTAATGGTGCAATTTCTTCTAATATAGGTTTCATTTGGGCTATTACAAAATCAGGTAATTCTAATAAACTTACTATTTGCTTTCTAATATCATAATCATCTTCAGTAAGAACTTCACTAATTAAATCATCACTGGTTTCTTTACGAATTTTACTCATTAAAGATTTATATGCTTTTTGTTTTTCTTTTTCTCTATTCAAATCCAAAATTCTATAAGGACAAGCTCTTACTGATTTATGAGTATGAGGACTATAAATTCTAACATTATCTAATGTCAATAATTGATTAAAGTCTTTATCTGGAGAAATTATAATAACTTGGTTATCTTTAAAAAATTTACAAATTTCAGCTATCCAATCATCTGCTTCAAGCCCTTCCCCTTTAACAATAAAAAATGGTAAACTATTATCTATTTTTTCCACTAAATCATTATGCAAACCATATTCTATATCCCAATTTATGTATTGTGCTTGTTGCCTTTGCTCCTGGCGTTTACCTTTGTAGCTTGAATCCAAATTTTTTCTCCACGAATGCCTACCATCAACTGCTAAAATTACTTTATCCCCACACTCATCATTTATACCTACTTTTTTAAGACAACTAATTAAACTTACCATACATGTATATGTTGAAGGTGGAATAAACATTTTTTGTGCTTGTTCAGGATTAGTTAAAGCCATTTCATCTTTTCTCATTAAAGCATTATTACGAGAAAAAATACTTTGGTGTTGAAGGTATGTAAAATCGACAACAATAATCTTATCCTTCATTTTCTACCCAAAAATTATACCATTTTCTTTTATAAAATTTACAATCCCCATTCTTATTTCTTTCATTCTTTTTTTAATTTTTTCTGTATAGCAATCTGTAAATTTATTAACAATTATTATTTCTGTAAAACCACATAAATCACTTTGCCCTGATTCTCCATTAAATATATTACCAAATTTACAATATTTACAATATTTCATCTTTTATCTCCTTTAATATAGTTTGGTAAATCATTTAATTCTTTTGGCAACACACCTCTACAAATCATTTCTTCTGTATGTATTGCACTAAATATATTCCAAGCTCCTGCTGAAAGATGGTCTTCATCCCTCTTTCCTTCTAAAAAATCAATTAGATGTCTTATAGCTGAATCTAAATATCCTGCCAATGGTTGCCCCAATTCCCAATTCCTATCCCCGTATTTAACTGCCCCATTTTCTAAATGTTGTGCCAATCTTCTTAATGCTATCGGGCTTATTAAATCAAACCTGCCTTTACCAGTTCTTATATCCCTAACACTACCTGTTTTAAAATTTCTTCTTTCACCAGAATCTTTCACTTTATCAAATTTCATATCTCTCCTTTATAAATTTTTATTTAAAATTTCTTTCAATTCTTTAGCAGTTTTAACTCTTAAATCAGCTTTTACTTTTTTATTATAAAGACAATCTACTAAAATAATTTGGTTATAACTTGGAAAATAAGGATAATCTTCTACTAATAAAGCATTAGAATAATGTTTTAATCTATTATATTTTTGTTCAGAACTTAAAAATAATATTTCAAACTCAATTTCTTTTAAATAATGATTCAACCATATCATAGTTGGTTTTTGCCAAAGCGGAGGTTGATAAGACCAAAGTTCTAAAAGCCCATTTTTCTTTTTAATATAATTAATTATAGTTTTAAAATATTTAGTGGGAATTGCTTCTGTTAAAATATTATAATCTTCTGCTACTAATTCATAAACCCCCTTCCCTAATTTATCCCATTCATTATTATGCCAAGATGTGGTTTGAGGTAAATTAAATTTTTGTCTAATAATGCCATTTAAATCTCTTATTACCCCATCTACATCAAAGAATATTTCACTCATTTTTTATAATCCTTAATAGCTTTTTCTAAAATATTATCCTTCAAATAAAATAAATTACCTATTGCTTAAAAATTTTTTTTACTATAATTATAATCCTCTATAATTTTAGTTAACAATTCTCCTAATCTCAATTTTGAATTCTCTTCCCATTTTTTTTCTAATAAATCAATTATTCTTTTAATTCGTAATATTTGCATTTCAAAAATCAAATTTAATCCTAAACCCTAATAAATTATTCGCATCATAACCCTTACCTACTCCAGTGCCAACATAACAATTATTAGTTAAATGGTAATCTAAACCGAGCCATATACCATTATTTGAAATCCAGTTACCAATAGAAAATTTAAAATATTTAAACCAAGAAACTCCAATACCTATGTCTTGTTTAAATTCATCGGTTTTTATTGCCACTCCATAAGAAAAATAAGGTTGGAATTGAAATCCATAAGGTCGTAATTTTTTTTGCAATTCTGGAATATCTTTAGCTGATACTATTTTAATTATATTTCCTTTATCGTCTTTTATTTGCAATTGACTACTATTTTTTGGTTTGTAAAGTGTTTGACCATCTAACTTTAGGGAAAATTCCTTTTCATAATTTAAATTAAAATTAATTGGTTTACCTGATTGCCCTTTAAAAAATCCATATCCGAAAATTATTCCAATTATAAATAAATAAACTAATAATTTCCTTATATTAAAAATAGAAGAAAGGTCATGCCCCCATTTCTTAGGGTCTGCAAGATTTATCATACCATCTACAAATTTAGCAGTGTTCCATCTCTCTCTATTTAATTTTTCTTTCATTGCCCTCTCCTCATACCAACATTTCCGTCTGCTATTACATTTGTTCTTTCTGGTAGAAATATTATATCTGGTTTATTTTTATCTATATAACGAGTATTCCACGCCTTTATCAATCTTTCTTTTGTGTCTAATTGGTCTGGTTGCTTAACTCCTAATTGAGTATCGCAATTTCCACAATAAACAAATGGTGTTAAACATTCCTTGATATGTGCTTTACCTCCACAAAAAGGACAAGGTAATAATTTATCATTCATAATTATCTACTCCTTTTAGTCTTTCTTAAATATTTATCCACATCTTCCCCATCAATTCTTACACCCTGAATATATATTTTATCCCCTTCTTCTACAAAACAAGCTTTATTTTCAGCACCAACAAGTATACAATGCAAATATACTCCATTTTTTTCTTTTAATTGATTACGTGTTTTAGGAGATAAGATAAGACCTGTTTTAATTGGATTAAATTTATATACCCAATACTCAATATACTTTAGATAAGTTTTTTTCTTAACTAACCCTTCAGCTAAATCTTTTTTAAGAATAATGAATCCGTTGCCAACACTTTCTCTAATCATAATTTTTATCCTTTTTAAAGTTATAGTATATTATAGCACATTGGTAACACTATTACCAAACTTATTATTTAATTTTCCCAATCAATGTTATTTTAAATTTCTTCTTATACTTTTTCATACATTTAGGGCATAAAGTAACTATCCAACCTTTAGTTTGTTTTACTCCCACAGTAGAACCACATCCTTCGCAAATTTTATAGCTTAAATCCTCTGCCAACCAAACCATCCCGTCAATTAAATCATCGCCTCCTTGATAATAGAACCTCAGCCCCCCGTATTTTTCTTTGACCTGTGTTGCTTCTATTTGTGGGATATTATTGTATTTTATATAATTTTGAATTGTCATACATAAATTATAAATTAGCCAAAACCAACCGTTGTCACATTCAAATAACCACCCCATGGAAGACTTAGAAATTAACCATGTGTGCCGAATAAAGATTTTCGGATATTGTTCCAAAAGTATCTTTGTGTTTTTTTTATTCATTTCTTCACCATATATCCCTTTCTTGCTAAATAGAATAATAGGTGGGATGCTCCCATCAAAATATTAGATAGGAACTCCCCATCTTCATACTTCATCCCCATTATACCATCTTTAGGAGTAAAACTTGTTTGGTGGTCTGTGATAGTTACTTTGATATTGCCGCCTTTCACTACCGATAAATCATTAGCAAACTCATTAAGTATCTTTAGTCTTTGTTTATCTTTCATTTTTATCCTCCTTGTTTATGGGAGCAGGGATGGGAGTCGAACCCAATATTACTTGCTTATGAGGCAAGTGTGATTTATAATTATCCGTTT